TTACAAAGGCTAATATAGTAAGATGTATTAAAAATAAATTAATATCTTTTATTGGAATTCCTATATAATAATCTATATTTGTTAATAACTCATTCAAAGCTATATAATATAAAGGTAATCTATGTACATAACAATATTTAAATATAATAGATATCATATACATAAAAATCCAAGGCAATATTGAAAGATGTGTTAAATGTCCAAAAGCTAGCATATCTATTCCAGCAAAAGACATTAAAGTATAAATAGCATATAATAATGCCATTATATGTGGAATATATTTCAATATTATTAGAAATGATTTATGACTAAGATTTTTTCTAAACTTTTCCTCCATTAGTATAAGGTCTACCCTTCGGATTTAATTTTCTTGACATTGGTTTTGGTCTACTCATAATCTTAAAATTTTAAATTTCTATTTACTAATAATATTTATTTTTAGAACTAAACAAAAAAAAGTAGACTCTTAATTCAGAGCCTACTTTAATTTAAGTTTTTCTACAAACTAGTAAGAATACATATTTAAATCTCCGTTTAAATAAGCTAATTCTTCTTCATCTTCTATTTTTAATGCTTTAGATATATGACATATCAAATGAAAATACTCATGTGAAATAGTATTTATTAACTGACTAAATGAACTTGTTTTATTAACAACTATTACAGAACTTTTTAAATTCATATTTGAATATGTTAAGCCAATATTTAGATTACAAGTTTTTAAATTATTTAAAGCTTCTTTTATATATTTATTAGGACAATTTATTTCCCTTAAAGTTTCAATAATAATATCAATATCATCACAAGTACATTCATATAAAATAGTTACATTCCAATTATATATCTAAAAACTATCTTTTATCATATCATTTCATCCCACTCAATTGGAATCCCAGTTGAAACAGTATCTGCATACCATCTATTAAATACTATTCCATCATATCCGTCGGCATCATCTATAACATCTTTTACATAAAGAGCTAGATGTTTTTCATCCAAAATACTACTTCCAAGAAAATCATTATTTCCCATATTATAAACATATACAAAATCATGTAACTAATTATTATCAAGTTTTATATTATATTTATTTAATACACTTTCTACATTTTCTTTAGATACCGGAGATTTTCCATGATCCATCTAAGATACAGCAAAATCACACAATTTCTTATTAAAATGTTGTCCGTAATATCGTAAATAACGTTTCATAGAAGTAGGTCTATCATCATAGGTATTAAGAGCGATTCTATTCATAATCAATAAGAACGTCTGCTGCCACGGCGCATACCATAGCGAGAACCGTACATATCGTCATCATCATACTTTTTACGATTTCCGTATCCTCTTTCACCATATTCAGAATCTTCAGACAAGTCTTCAAAAATAGCAGCTAAACATTCAGAATGCTTACCTATTTCAGAAACAGCCTTCATTATTTTTCCAAATTTGTCTTCAGTAACTTCTAATATAATCATTTTTGTATCAAGTTAAAAATTTTATCCAATTTAGATTCAACACCATCAAATCTATTTTCTAAATTTGAAAGTCTTTCATCTCTTTCTTTATCTATTGCAAATTGAGGATTTAATTGTTTTAGAATATCTTCACATTCAACAATATTTTGTTTATATGTTTCAATATTATCCAAAATCTATTTACTGTTCTGAAGAATTCCTTCTACTTCATTCTAAATACCTTGTTTAGTTTCACTTATAACAAATTTTCCATTATTATAAGTTACAAAGCTATTTATGCTTGGGATAGAATTAAATTCTTGAACATCTCCTTCAACTTTTACTTTTAGATCTACAGTATTTTGTGGATTCATACTGTAAGGATTTACTTTAGGATAACTTACTCCTATCACTTCTCCTACTTTATATTTAGGAGAGGAAGTCTTATCTAATATATAAATAGGACTTCCTTGAGATAAAGCTGAAAACATATCAATCAACAGTACGTGACATTAATGTTAATAATCCTCTTTTTCTATCATTAAAAACAAGAAAAGTATTAACATTTAATAATTCTGCAGCTGTTACAGGAGTTCCATTAGGTAAAGTTAATGCTCTTGTAGTTCCATTCATTGTAAGAGTTACAGGAAGGGTAAGAGTAGCATCAGCAGGAATAACACTAGAAACAACTATAGTTAAATAGCCAACTGGCTAAATTCTGCGAAATCCTAAAGCAATATCAATGGTTTCAGTACCTACAGTAGTAGTTGTGGATACAATATACGGAATACCACCAGCATTGGTTGCCAAAATATTAAAACAACAATTTTCCATGCTTTTAACCTCCTATTTCCGTTAATTAGAATATAATTCCGCCACCAAAACCATTGCCGAAACCGTTTCCATAACCATATCCACCAATGTATGGAGTAGCATTAGCAGCTACAAGATTAGGCCAAGTTACTGGAACAGTATTGGGCTATTTAGCAGCAATAGCATCAATCTTATCGTCAAGAGCGTGGAAAGCACTATTGAACTATAAAGTCTGATGATCATTGCTAATCTGATTTCTAAGCTGAGTGATAATATCACCTTGAGTATTGATCTTATTCTGTAACTCACGTTCCTTCAAATCACAGAATTCTTTAGTCATAGCAGTAGTTTGAGCACCAATAGCATTTAAGATAGCATTAGTATCTCTTTCTGCTTGATTCTAAAGAGTATTAGTCTACTGACATACAGAAAGCTAATCAGCAGCTTCAATCTAAGCCATTTGAAGTTGAGTAGCAGCCTAATTCTTAGCAGATTCAAGTGCTGTAGCAGCAAAATTAGAAGCAGCCTAAGATTGTAAAGCATTAGTTTGTTCTACAATAGCTAATCTATTTTCACAGCAGCATTGACATAACTATTGACTAAGAGAAGCATTTCCAGCTTGAATAGAATTAATAACCTACTGTCCGCTAAGACCTACTTGAGCACCTACTGATTGAACAGCAGATTGAATCTAATTTACTCCATTTTGAACATTACCAACACTAGTATTAAGTATATTAGCAAGTTGTCCTAAAGCATCTGCTCTGCCATTAATAGCTTGTAAAAGAAGATCTCTACCAGCATCATTGTTCAACTGATTAGCCAAGAAACCAGTTCCAGAATTTCCTCCAAACCCATATCCGTTATTACCATTAAATAACCAGGGGAAGAGAATCCACATAAACATCATCCACATCCAGTTACCATTTCCAAAACCACCATTTTGAGAAAGAGCAAGCATAAGATTTGGATCTAAAGAATTGTTTCCGTCAGGAATTGTGTAAATTTTACTTTCAGACATAAATAAAAAATTTAGTTTTTAATTTTAATTATCTTGTTGCAACTAAATTTAAAGTATTTATGGCTATATAATTAAGAAAAAGTTACCTAAAAATTTTTAACTTATTGATTATCAGATAGTTACATTTACTAAAAAGTTAGTAACAAAAAAAAAGAGAGCCATTTCTGACTCTCTTTAACTTTCTTTTATAAAATATAAAGTATTATTATCTTTTGTTGTAATAGCATCATATTCTGCCTAAGTTCCGGACCAAATATTATAACTTTGAGATACTCCTTTCACTATATTACTTGATGTAAGTGTTGCAGCAGCACTTTGAGTATATGCTGGCTCTGTTTCAGTAGTAAGATATGTATTTGTATCTACTGTGCCATCATTCTTTAATAGACCACTTGTTTGGCTCTTTTGTACATAGTTGGTAAGACTCTGATGTTCTGTAATTACAGTCCCCAAGTCTACTACTCCAGAAGTACCCTTAGAAGCACCATTCACGGTGATGCCTGTGATGGTTCCAGCATTCTTGGTGAAGCCCCATCCACTAACTGTACTCTCAGTTATAGCAGGAGGGATAGTCGGCTTATCATCAAGGTCAGTATACGAACCGCTCGTGGCCACAGTAGCCAAGTCAGCAGTGTTGGCCTTTCCACTGACATCAGTAACTACAGTTCCAATATCAACATCTCCATCTATTGGACTATAACTAGTATTATTCATAGTAATACCAGTTACAGTTCCAATATTTGATGTATAATTTAAGCTTTGAATATAGGCTTTTATCCTATTCCAAACACGGGATAAACCCGTTTCATCTAAATATCCCATAATAATTAAACAATTATGTCATCTATATCATCATTACTAATTTTAGATGTAGTTTGTAAATATCCAGAAAGATCTACATCAGTAGTGCCTATTTTCTCAAAGCTGCTTCCAAGCCAGATGTATTCATCATAGCTATTAGTACCACTTCCAGAATTAGCCACAAGATAGATAACACCAGTTTGCCCACTTGCAGGAAGGTTAGTAACAATAGAATATGAGATACCTGTAATTCCAGCAATACCATTAGCTACAGCAGTAGTTACAAAGGCTGTAGTAGCTATCTGAGTGGTATTAGTACCAGCACTTGCTGTTGGAGCGGCAGGAGTACCTGTGAATGTAGGAGATTCCTTGGGGGCAAGAGTAGAAGTAGTTGAATAAACTGTTCCTCCAGTAACAAAATTAGAATTATCACTTGCTATAGAACCGCTTGAAATAGTTATATCTAATGCTCCAGCACTTGACAATGAAAGATTAACTCCAGATGTTCCAGCTGTAGTATCGACAGATTTTACTATATTTTCTTCAGCATTAGCTGGAAGATTTGTAAGTTTTGTTTTTTCAGAAGAAGTAAAAACTTTATTTGTATTTCCATCCTATATAAAATCAGCACTTAACTTATTAGAACTATTGATTAGATTTTGTTTAGTAGTATCACTAGGATGTCTGTGGTCTCCTCTTGCAAATTTATTACTTTCTCCTACAGAAGCTGTTCCATCCATTAAAGGTGTAGAAGTTGATGCTTCAGTTCCTTCTGGAATATCAGAAGATTTTGCAAAACCTTGATTAGTAATCCACTATTTTATTAATAACCATAAATGACTTAAACCACCTTCATCTAAATATGCCATAATTAATTATTTAATTTATTAAAAATTCTTTCTATTTCAGAATTTGTCATTGCTTTCATTTCTGGAATATCTATATCTTCTTTTATATAATTTTTAACTGTTCCTATTTCTACTACTTCAGGTTGATTGTCTCCAGTAGAAATAGGCAATACGTCTTTATCACTAATATTTTTAATTTTATTAGAAACGTCTCTTATACTTATCCCTCTGGCCATAAAGCTTTTATTTTATTATTCCAAAGCATTTTCCATCCGTCGCACCACCATAATTCTAAATCATTACCAATAGAAGCAGTACATACTAGTCCAGCACTAACTGATATTTTATTATTTAAAGTTGTTTTTAATGATAAAATATAAGGTAAATAGATTAATTTAACTAAACAATTATTAGTATAATTAGTTTTTAAATTGATATTATGAATAATTCCGTTAATTTTAACTATACTATGTAATAGATTATTTATTTTTATAATACATTTATCATTAGAATTAGCTTTAACATTAATATTAGTTTTTAAACTAGTTACTTGTGCATTTATACAGCCCATGGCTATACAATATTTAATCCAGTATTGATAATAGCTATTTCATGTCTATATCCATCTGGAAAATCCTCATCTGGAATATCTGCTTCATATTTTACTTTTATAGTACCTAAACCTAATTTAGAACTATCTAAAGGAGCAACATAATTATTATCATCTGCAAATATCATATCATCTTTATCTAATGTAATTGATTTATCTCCAGAAAAGAAAGTGCATTTAAAAATAATGTCTTTCATAGTATAATCATCAATTGGATCCATACTAACATTAATTTTAAATTCACTTCCTTTTAGAATATTTTCTCCTTGAGTATTTTTATATGTTGCCATAATTTACTAAATTATTCAAATTTAGTTATTATTCCATATTCATCTATTATAGAAATGTAATAAGTAGCATTTGGTTCTAATGT